CGGCGGCCTGCTTCCAGTAAGGCGGATCCAAAAAGAGCAGATCAGCCTTGGCTGGTGCGTCAGCTGGCCATCCTGTAGTGGCATCGTGCTGGTGAATGTCTAAGTGCGGGCTGTAGTGGTTGCCGCGAATGTCTGACACCCAGCAGCGGCGACCCATGCGGTGAGACACTTCAAGTGTGGTGCCAGACCCAGCGAACAGATCCACCACCACAGACTCGCCAGGCTCGGTGTAAAGCCACAGCAGGTTCTCCATGATCTGCGGCGGGCAGGCGCCGAAGTAGGACTGCTGGCCACCACCTTCGCGATTGTTGCTGGCAAAGCTCCAGACGTCAAAGTGCTGGATACTTCCCCAAGGGTTGGCATCGGTGGCGCTAGGTGGGGAATTTTTGCACGTTTGCGAAAATTCCCCACACCAAGCAGCAGCCGTTTTGTGGTCAACACCGAATGCGGCGCCTAGCTCGCGGTTGCTGCTGAACTCGCAAGACAGCCAACGGCGCCAGGCCATCGCCTTGATCGCTTCGCGCTCTTCCTTGCGAGCATCCTTGGTCCACTTTTGAATTGCGCTGCCGCTTACCCCAAGCAGGTTGGCAATTTCCTGTTCGCGCTCAGCCGGATCAAGGTTCTCAAACGTCTTCCACAGCCGTCCGGCTTCGTGCTTCTTATCAGCAGTGCTCAGCTGCTGGCCGTGGGTTGCGTTGCGGGTGATCGCTTCCCGCATGATCTCAGCGTCGGACAGGTTGCCTAGGTCTTCGACTTGGATCGTCTCGACTTCTTCCCTGACGTGTGCCTGCCAGCGGTGATAGCCGTCAACCAGCACACCATCGCGGGCAATGATGATTGGCGGCAACTTGTCAAGCGCATCGCGGTATCGCTCGATAGCTTCGTCATTGGGCTTGATGCGCGGATACAGCTCTTTGACAAACCGGACAGACTGAATTGAAATGGTCGCCACAGGCGTTGCAGGCGTGATGCTTGCCAACGCTAGCACCGACCGCTAGGCTATGCAAGCTAACCGCTAAAGCCCATGGAGCTTGCTCACCCGCTATCGGTCCAGTTCACCGCTGAGCAGCTCGCGTGGCTTGACAGCCGTTGCGTTGCTGGCCTGTCCCGCTCCGCCACACTCAGGTTAATAGTCGAAGAAGCCATGCGCCTGCACCGCGACGGCATCCTGCCATCCACTAAGCGATGAGCGTATCTGACCTAACCAATGGCAGGTGGCCGGACCTGCTGACGGATCTTGCTGGCCTTACCGGCGATCAGCTCACCGATAAGCACCAGCCGTGCCCGCTATGTGGCGGCAAGGATCGCTATCGCTTTGACGATCAAGACGGCACTGGCTCTTGGTACTGCAATAAATGTGGTGGCAAGGATCAGCAAGGTGGTGGCGGCAGTGGCATGGATATGCTCATGCGTCGCATGAACTGGAGTTATGCCGAAGCCTGCAAGCGGATCGAGCAGCGTCTTGGTGTGATACCAGAGCCTCCAATCGCTGGCGCTGAGAACGTCTGGCACTACACCAGCACCTTTATCGTCACGCGCTTTCCAGGCAAACGCATCCGCCCACTTTGGTGGGATGGCGAGCAGTGGCGGTGGAAGGCACCACCAGCACCACGCCCGCTGTACTGGGCTAGACGCGACCCGACCGCAGCAGTGCTCATATGCGAAGGCGAGAAAGCCACTGATGCAGCGCAACGTCTATTTCCATCTGCTGCTTGCTGCTGCTGGCCATCGGGCTGCAAAGCCATCGACAAAGCCGACTGGTTACCGCTAGCGGGCAGGCGTTGCGTCCTATGGCCTGATGCGGATGCACCTGGCCGAGAAGCAATGGCCAAGCTGGCGCCAAAGCTGCTTAAAGCTGGTGCTGCTCAAGTGCGCATTGTCCAGCCGCCATCCGATGTCGATGAAGGCTGGGATCTAGCAGACGCAACATGGACACCAGCTGAGGCATCCGCCTATCTCAAGGCCAACCGCTCGACACCTATTGAGATGCCCGAGCTGGCGCCGTTGCCTGAACCAGAGCCAACCATTGACCCTGATCCGCTGCCAGCAGTAGGTGAGCACTTCACCTGCCTTGGCTTTGATAACGACTCCTACTACTACCAACCGAACAGCACCGGTCAGGTCACACGCCTATCACGCAGCAGCCACACCGGCACCAACCTCGTAGCTATTGCGCCGCTCTCCTACTGGGAGTCGCTATACCCATCTAAGACTGGTGCCAACTGGACCGCAGCAGCCGGCAGCCTCTTTGCGCAGCAGGCTGCAGCAGGCGTCTACAGTCCTGATCGCATCCGTGGGCGTGGTGCATGGTGGGACAACAAGCGCACCATCCTGCACCTCGGCGACCGGCTCATCGTTGATGGCATCTCGCAGCGCACATCCGATGGCATCAGCGACAGCGCCTACATCTATCAGCGCCTTGCCAGGCTGCATGGCTCCAATGGTGCCAAGCCGCTCACCGACACCGAGGCATACGAGATTGGTGAGTTAGCCGAGCGATTCCACTGGGAGGTGCCTGCATCTGGCTTGCTACTAGCCGGCTGGGTGACGCTGGCCCCGATCTGCGGTGCCCTTGCCTGGCGACCTCATGCATGGTTAACCGCTGGTGCTGGCTCCGGTAAGTCCGCAGTGCTTGAGAAGTATGTCGTCCCATTGCTTGGCGACATGGGCCTCATCGTTAGCGGTAACACCACTGAGCCTGGTATCCGCCAAGAGTTGCGTGCTGATGCGCGGCCAGTGGTTTTTGATGAAGCTGAATCCAATGAACGCTCAGACCAAATGCGGATGCAAGCCATCCTTGGCCTTGCCCGCGTTGCATCCAGTGAATCCAAGGCGCATACCCTTAAAGGCAGTCCAGAAGGTGACAGCCAGCGTTACACCATCCGCTCAATGTTTCTCATGAGCAGTATTGCTACCGCACTCAAGCAAGGTGCCGATAAGTCACGCTTTGCGCAGCTTACATTACGCAACTCAAGCGACATCGCCAAAGATGAGCGCATTGCTCACTGGGAGTCCCTAGAGCGTGATCTTGATCGCTGCATATCAGAATCAACTGGTCAGCGATTACAAGCCCGGACTATTGCGCTCATCCCCATAATCCGCGCCAGCGTGCGTATCTTCACCCGTGCAGCAGCAGAAGCATTTGATAGCCAACGCCTAGGTGATCAATACGGCACTCTTCTAGCCGGCGCATGGTCTTTGCAGTCCAGTGAAGTTGCCACACGCGAGCAGGCATGGAACCTAATTGAGCAGAACAATTGGGAGCCATACAGTCAATCAACTGAGGTGCCAGATGAGAAGCGTTGCCTACAACGCATCCTGCAACATCAGCTTCGCGTTGAAGGTGACAAGACCGTTACACGCACCATCAGCGAGCTTGTGGACCTTGCCTTGCACCACGGCAATGACCTGAACGTGACCGCTGAATTAGCCGAAGCCACCCTTGGCCGCAATGGCATCAAAGCCGAAGCTGGCCTGCTCTACGTCTCCAATACTGCTAACGCCGTGGCATCCATCCTCAGCGACACGCCATGGAGCAATTGCTGGCCGACGGTGCTTGCGCGCCTAGCTGGTGCTGGTCGCCCTGGCGTTACCCGATTCCGTGGGATGTCAGGCACCAGCAGGGCTGTCAGCATTCCAGTAGCCACAATTTGACCGTTACGGTCGCCTTTGCTTGTTACGGTACCTGTTACGGTAAAAACCTTGTCGTGGACTGGGTTGTTACGCTTGTTACGCCTGTTACGGTTGCCCGGTAGAGCCCCCCTTATATAAGAAGCCCTACCTACCTACTGATCTGCCTGTCCTCTTGTATGTATGTCTCTTCTGAAAAAGGCGTAACAACGTAACAAGGGGCTGAGATCCCGTTGCTGGCGGGCGATCTCGGGTGTTACGGTAGGCGTAACGCACCGTAACAGGCGTAACACCCCCATGCAAGAGATCAAAGTCCGTTTTGAGCCCGCTGACCTGACCGCATTGGACCACCAAGCGGCAGCAGCAGGCACCAGCCGCTCAGCGTTCATTCGCAACAAAGCGTTAAGCCTGCCCGTTGCACGGTTGAATACGGTGGAGTACCATGCGCTGGTTGCTGATGCAGTTAGCGCCATGCGCGGTGACTTGCCTCGGTTGCAGGTTGAATATCTCGTTGCTTATGTCATCACCAGACTTGATCAACATTCCCGCCAAGCAGTCGCCGGTCATCAACCGACTACATGACTGCATGACGCAAGCGATGGCATACGCCTGGGCCATCCGCGACAATGCTCAAGATGACGGCGTGCCCATCCCCATGGAACTCGTCGCCAGCTTTCAAGACGATTACAACAACATCATCGCTGCACTCAATGAAGCTCACAACATCGCAAGCTGATCTAGACCATGCACTGCGCACCATTGCACCTGCAGTAGGTGTCCGCAGCTCACACCCGATCCTTGACTGCTGCCTCATTACTGCTGGCGGCGGCAATGTCACCATCACCGGCTACAACCTCGACCTAGGCATCACGGTGACCATCCCAGCCGTGGTCAATACCGCTGGCGCTGTAGCGCTGCCGTATCGGCTTCTAGCTGGCCTTGTAAGCCGTATGGACGATGGCGAAGCTGTAGAGATCACAGATGGCGCTGTAAGCGCTCCTGGGGGTTCGTATGGCCTTGCAGTGTCCGATGCTGCGGATTACCCCGCAATGCCCGTTGTAGAGGCTGCTAGCGCTGATCTCGACATCACCGCTGGCGTACGCGCCTGCTTGGTTGCTGCCAGCACCGATGCTTCCAAGCAGATCCTGCAAGGCATCCACCTTGCAAGCGGCTACATGGAGGCCACAGATGGCCACCGGCTAGTGCGGCTGCCAGTAGCCCTACCTAATGGCATTAACCTCACCCTGCCAGCCAGCACCATGAAGCTGTTGCAGGATCGCACCGTTGGTATTGCTACAGCCGCTGGTCAGGCCGTCATCGATGCAGGTGATGGCATCACCATTTACAGCCGTATCCTCGATGGCACCTATCCCGATGTAGCCAAGCTCATTCCGCCAACCTTTGAGCACACCATCACTCTTGACCGTCATCGCCTCACCCGATGCCTGGAGCGCGTAGCACTCATTGCCGAAGCTCACAACTCAGTTGTCAACCTGCTAATCGGCGACAAAGACACCATGGTTATCACCGCCGACTCCGATGGCAGCAACGGCACCGAAGCCATTAAGTACACCGGCACTACCGGCAAGCTCGCCCTAGCCTTCAACGTGCATTACCTCCTAGATGGCCTCAAAGCCTTTAGGTCTTCAGAAACCATTACACTGTCAGCAAATGGCGCAACTACTCCCGTAGTATTGACGCCAACCAATGCACCAGATCAGACTTACCTGATAATGCCTGTGCAAATTCGCAGTTAACAACAGTGGCGCGTAAGTGCACCGAACACGAAAAAATCCTACGGGTGCATGAGATCTACAGGCTCCTGATTAAAGGGGCCTCTAGGTATCGCGTCGTTCAATATGCTACAAAAAAGTGGCAAGTGTGTGATAAAACCGCTGATACCTACCTTGCAGAAGCACGGCAACTGCTAGCCCGCGACCTAGAGATTGAGCGCCCTAAGTGGTTGGAACAGTCCGTTGCTGAGTTGCAAGATTGGAGATGGCAGGAGCTAAATCCTGAAGATCGCGAGGAAGGCGTCACTACGACCAACCGACTTGCGGCGCTGCAATTTCTAAAGGCTCAGGCTTCGCTACTGCAGTTTGAGATGAAGTGATTAGATTGCGTGCATTGCATCACTAGCTATGGCACGCCGCTACTCCCGCGACAATCGAGGCAGATTTGCAAGCGGCGGCAGCGGCGCTACTGCGAGGGGCGGCAGGCTCAAGACCGCAGCAGGTAATAAGCGCAAGACGCAGACCATGCAAGCAGGTGGCGCCAAGGCAGCGGGCACCATCAAAGGCAAGGTAAAGCGCGACCCTGGCGCTGCTGGGAAGGCTGGGAAGGGCAAGGCATCCGTAGCTACTGCGGCTAAAAAGCGCATTGACGTGACGACGTTCAAAACAAACACAGATCTTGGCCGGCGCGGCGTTGTATCAATGTCGGCCAGAGCCAAAGTCAGAAGGTCGCAAAACGTAAAAAGTTTGGCGACTGAAAAGGGTAAAGAAGTATTAGAGCGAATCCAAGGCGCTGGCTTCAGAAGGGGCAGTCGCGAAACCAAATACAACGCTCCAGGGTCCGTAGGCGCTAAGCGCATTGCTAAGACTGCTGCCACTCAATCAAGGGCCAAAGCATTTGCCCAGCAACAGGTCTACAACAAAGGCGGCGGCGCCTATCGTGGGCAGCGCCCGGAATTTAACTGGAAGCGCTCTCGTGCCACCGTCAAGCCAGCAGCAGCGCCGAAGGCGGCTAAGCCAGCACCGAAAGTTGATACATCCATGAAGGGTGTAGCCGCACGCCGCGCACGCGCTTTGGCGCCACGCACATCCACTTACCTTTCTCAAAAACTCAACACTCAAAGCTCTATCACTAGAAGTGCGGCTAATGCTATTTACAACAAGCAAAGATCTGTTGGCAAGCAACTTGGACTAGATAAAGCAGTTATTCGCAACCCGATTGGGATTATGTCTAAAACTTCTGGAAGCACCCGCAACAGAGCTGAACAATTAAGAGATGCCGCCAGGAAGCGTGTTGTCGGTGGCCGCAGACGCTGACTCTGCTAAGCTCAACCCGTTACGACCTCACAATATGGAAGCCTTTCTTGAAGCCCTAGCCGCCTTGATCGACGAGCACGATGACATTACGGTGATTGATGTTCTAGGTGCATTGCAGCTAACGCAGCAGCGCATCGCATTGGATGCTTTGCTGGGTGATGAGGATGCAGAATGATTACCGCTGTTGGCCGGCTGCTTAAGCCCAAAGGCGATGAGCCGCGCATCCTGCACCGGATTGCCGTAAAGCCTGATGGCACCGCCAAGACGATCATCCGCAAGCCTTTGTGAGCCTCATCACCGGCATCTGCGAAGATACGCCGCTGCTTAGTTTCATGGAGATGCCTACTGCAGCATCCATGGATGAGCTGCTGGTAAGTATCCGCGCAGACCTGCACCCTGGTCAGCTTGCATTTGTCGATGACACCGCAACGCAGATCATTGGCATCTCCGCTGGTTATGGCGCTGGTAAGACTCGGGCATTGTGCGCTAAGGCGGTAATGCTGGCTGCAGCCAATCAAGGCTTTATTGGTGCTGTGATGGAGCCTACGGGCCCATTGATCCGCGACATCTGGCAGAACGACTTTGATGACTTCTTGGAGGCGTATGACATCCCCTATACCTTCAGGGCTAGCCCGCTGCCGGAGTACATGCTGCACCTGCCAGGCGGTGACACCAAGATCCTGTGCCGATCTTTTGAGAACTGGTCACGCATCATTGGCCTCAACCTTGCATGGGTGTTGGCGGATGAGATCGACACCGTGACACCTGCGATCGCCAACAAGGCATTTCCTAAGATCCTTGGTCGCTTGCGGTCTGGCAATGTCAGGCAGTTTGCTGCAGCATCCACACCGGAAGGCTTCCGCTGGATGTGGAACACATTCGGCAGTGATGACGCCCAGCAGCGCACTGATCGCAAATTGATCAAGATGCGTACTGCTGATAACCCGCACCTACCGCCGGACTTCATCGAGCGGCTGCAGGCCAACTACGACCCACAACTGCTACGCGCATACCTCGACGGTGAGTTTGTCAATCTCACCACTGGCCAGGTATATGACCGCTTTGATCGCGCTAAGCATATTGTCACCGACCCGCCAGATATCAGCGAGCAGCCATTGCGCGTTGGCGTTGACTTCAACGTAGGGAATATGTCAGCGGTCATCGGTATCCGCAGCGGCAATGGCCTGGTCATCATTGATGAGATCAGCGGCGCGCATGACACCGATGCATTAGGAGCCGAGATTCGCAGGCGATACCCTGACCATCGCATCTACGGCTACCCCGATGCCAGTGGCGGCAACCGCTCCACTAATGCAGCGCAAACTGACATCCAGATCCTTGGCGCCTATGGCATCAGCAACCAATCACCTAAAGCAAATCCCCCCGTTCGTGATCGCGTTGCTGCTGTGCAGGCTTTGCTGGAGAACGGCAAAGGTCAGGTCAGGCTCACCATTGCAGCCAGTTGTCGCAAGGTGATCGAATGCTTAGAGCTGCAGAGTTACAGCGAAAAAGGCGACCCCGATAAGGATGGCGGCTACGACCACATGAACGATGCATTGGGTTACGTCATTTGGCGTGAGTTCAACCCACTACATGCAGGCGCTGGACGTGGCACTGGAGTAAGGCTATATTGACCAGGCTTACCATTCACTACCCAATGCTGACCGGATCTGAACTGCTAGCTAAAGTCAAGGAACTTGGCGACTGCAATAAAACTGACATCGTTCGCACTTGCGGTTACGTCAAGGATGACAAGGTTTGCTTCACGCAGTTCTATGAGGCATTGCTGGAAGCCAAAGGCATCAGCCTTGCAACTACCGGCAAAAAAGCAGGCCGCAAGCTTAGCTACAAGACCAAGGTGCAATTCAACGGCAACCTAATGGTTGGCAGTGCATACATCACCGAAGCATTTAAGCCCGGTGATGAGTTTGAGATTAAGGTGAGCCGCAACAGCGTTACACTAACAGCAGCTTGACGTAGAACATGTATTCGGGCCTTGGCGCATACGACCGACCTCTAACAGAGCGCAAGGTAACTCGCGTTCAAGACCCGAACACTGCCTGGTACGCGCAAGAGCCGCATTGGATGCTGATTGAAGACTTGCTAGGAGGGACTTATGCCATGCGCAAAAAGCACCGCAGATATTTGTTTCAAGAGCCAAGAGAACAGGATGAAAGCTACGACAACCGACTAGC